TCTGTTACGTTTGCATCAAGAATCTTTGCAGTTGTAACTGAATCTGCAGCCAATTTTGCTGCTGTTACGTTAGAGTCAACAATCTTTGCTGTTTCTACAGAATCTGCAGCAAGTTTAGCAGCAGTTACATTTGCATCTTTAATCTTTGCTGTCTCTACAGAGTCTGTAGCAAGTTTTGCTGCAGTTACGTTTGCGTCTGTAATTTTTACGGTAGTTACTGAATCTGAAGCAAGCATTGTTGCTGTAACTGTACCAGTATCACCAGATGTAACTACGGTACCTGATACGTTAGGGAGTGTAATTGTACGATCTGCTGTTGGGTCTGCAACTGTAAGAGTTGTCTCGTAGTCATCTGCTGTTGCGCCTTCAAAGGTAATTGATGTATCAAATACACCAACTGCTGCAGGGTTTGACCATTGAACGCCATATGTTGCTCCTGACGCTGCTGTAAGGACTTGCCCATCTGTTCCAATGCCAAGACGTGCTACTGCATCGTCTGCACTACCTACTAATAAATCACCCTTAGCATCAATTGTGCCTGCTGTGATTACGTTCTTTCCATTAACGGTCGCAGTTGATCCCTCAACTACCAGTCCCGATTTTACTCTAAAATCTTTTGTTACGGTTGCCATCTTTTATCTCCTTGGTTAGGCCTTTAATCCCATACGCAGAAAGCGTAGAGTTATAGGTGTACTTCCCCCCACAGGGACGACAGTTAAAGAAACTGTGTCTCCAGCCTTTGAAACAGAGATGGTGCCAATATTCCCATCATTTTCAATTGTTCCGTATTGACTAACAGATACATCTGATCCATCATTCAATATTGTTAATTCTGTAACAGCGTACTTATTTGCACCGCCTGCTACATGCTTGAGTGAGATCATATATTTCATTGATCTAAACTCGCTTGCAGTAAAGTTATCAAACACTGTGGAACTTTCAATTCCATTAATTGTTAACTCGTTATTGCCGTCTGATCCAAGATCGGTAGACCTAGCAGAAGTACTATCAATTAAATCTATATAGTTTGCTTCGGTTGGTCTATCGCCTGTCTGAAACAGAGCCTTTACGTTGGTGGTTGATATCTTTGCCATGAGGCTATTATATCATTATGTTAAAGAATATAATTATTGATTCCGATGATTTGAAGTCCAATTCCAGGTATGCCTGCGTTTGCTGGTGGTATTCCAATATTTGTAAACATTACTCTAAAAGGCAAAACTTCTTGTATCTTTGTGAGTCTTACAAAACCACTTATCTTGCTTTTAGGATAATCTATCCTAGAAATTGTTTCTGATCTTTTTTCAGATAAATCTATTATTGCTACTGAAGCCATTACGACTCATCGCTGTTTGTAATATCTTCAATAACTGTTAATATGCCACGAGCAACTGTCCATACCCTCGTAGCATCGCTTAACTCAATATCAAAAATATCTCCAGTGTTTAAACTTTTTGATTGGGCAGATGTTAAAGATACTGTAAATTCTCCATCGCCATCTTCTGCTGTAGGTGATGGATTAAGAATTAAAACTCCTGCTGGATTTGCATCATTTAAATTCCCCGCAAGTGTGGGTCTTTTAATTTCCATTTCAATTGTCCATTCAGCAATATCAAGTGGGTCTTTGTTGTCATCTGTTACATATACCCGAAATGCTGCTGTATCGCCTTTTACAATCGTCCAGTTGACCGTAGGAGGTGCAGAACCGATTGAATAAGAACTAAGGGATTGATCTCTAAATGTAGCCATAATCTTATCATTATACCATTAACTAATATGATATTTAAAATATTTTTATATTTTATTACTCAAACTTGACTCTATTGGCAAATTCATGTTATAATTAATACATGCTACCTACTTGGTAGCATTTGTTCTCTAGGAGGTACTTTACAATGAGAGAAGCAAATGTTTGGCTAGGGGTATTGTCGTTGGTTATTTGCGGTACCGTTTTTGCGGGGGCTGCAAATGCAACAAATGAAAATAACTTACTAATTAAAGAGTCCGTTAAGTCTGCCACCCAAAAGGTGGCCTTTTTGGTTTCTAAAGAGAAAAAATTAGAAAAGTATGAAAATGCTCATAATTTGACTGATGAGCAACTGGTGGATATGTTACGTCATGTAGGGTTTAATGGAAAGTCTTTAAGATCTGCTTGTGCTATTGCAAAGGCAGAATCTAATGGTCGTCCGCTTGCCTTCAATGGCAATGTAAAAACTGGAGATAGTTCTTATGGTGTATTTCAAATAAATATGCTTGGAGAACTAGGGTCAGATCGTAGAGAAAAGTTTGAGTTGGACTCAAATGCTGAGTTATTAAACCCAGTATTAAATGCTCAAATTGCTCTTCACATGACTAAGGGTGGAAAAGATTGGTCTGCATGGAGTTCCGTAAATGGAAAACGATACTATGAGTGGTATAACAAATATCCATGTAAATAATGTATAAAAAAACCCCCTTTGAAATAAATTCATTGGGGGTTTATTTTATTATTTAATTAATTATACTTCTGGTTCTGCTTCAACTGCAGAAAACACACCTTCGCTATAAAGATAGTTAATTTCTGCTGGACCTGTAGTTCCTGTTTCAAGAATACAATTTGCCTGAGTTACACTTTCAGCAAGGCTTAAAGATTCAGCAACAATAACATTTGAAACAATGTTTTCAGAATTTAATACAGCATATCTTCCCATATTGTCTTAAACCTTTCCTATAAGTACAGATACACAGCGCCAGAGCCACCAGCAGAGCCAGCACCTCCAGGTGATCCGTAAGAGTTATTTCCACCACCACCACCTGCGCCACCTGCGCCACCTACTAAGTTGGTACTAAAAGTAACAGTTCCTACTTGGGCTAGTGCGCCTGCTGGTGCTAAATTTACGTTTTCCGTTGCTGCGACTGCAGCGTTTGCTCTAGTACTAGTTGATGATCCAGCCACTGATAGAACGTTTGTATCTATGGAAGTAGTTCCGCCAGTACCGCCACCACCACCAGATGAGTTACCTGCAGTACCACCAGCACCTATTGTTACTGATAAAATTTGTCCTCCAGAAACCTGTATGTATGCTGCTGCAATTGATCCTGATCTACCTGCTGCTCCAGAACCTCCAGGATTTGTCGTCGTACCGCCGTTACCGCCTCCACCTGCTCCGTATACAACGGCATAAACTGAATTTATACCAGTAGGAACTGTGAAGTTTCCAGTGGTTGTTATTGATTTTGCTAATTTTAATGGCCCTCCAGGGGTAATATCAATTCCCATTATGAATTCTCCGATCCAAATAGATTAAAAGAACATGATCCAACGGTATCATAAACTGTTATTACATCAGTTGATGCAACAGTAATTCCCATTGTAAAGTTTAGGGTTGAGACAGCGGGTGCTGGTACGTTATAAACAATGTAGTGCTTGTCTTCAAGCGTTGCTCCTGCTGGCCGTATTGCTACACGAACAGAAGATGGAGTACTACCTTGATTTGTAATTGTTAAAGTTGAAACAACAGCGTAATTTCCAGCACCAGTTGGTACCGTGTAAAGTGTAGTTGCTGTTGCTGCAGCAGGTTTTGACTGACCTAAAACCTTGTAGGTTACTGCCATTTTATGCTCCCATCATTAATATAACTTGTGTCATTGCATCTGGGCTTTCTTCCCATAACGATATTGTACCATCACTTTTTAGATATTTACTTGTCTGTCCGACTGGAGATGGTAAAACTGTTGTCCAACTACCACCAATATAAACTTGTATTTCATTTATTGTTGTTCCCCCAGAATTTTGTCTAATTAAACATATAGTACCAGCAGTAGGGGATGGGATTGCTGCATCTCTGGCTGCTGGATTAAGAAAGTTATTAGTTCCCTTTTTTGCAACAGATGCTTCTGCGGTTGTAAAGTTAGAAAGATGCGTATGTAACCCAGTCCATTCAAATGTTCCAGAAATATCTGTCTTACCAGAAACCTGATACCAAGTATCATCTGCTACATTGTATACGTAGGCTGCCTTACCGTCTGAATCAAATACTGTAGGCATTAGACCACCTGATCAAATGTGCTAGTGTCGCCATTATAAACATACATTTCAATTGGACTTGAACCTTTTTTAATCCATATGAGTCCATTTGCTAAGTTTGTACTTGGAGCGGTTGCTGTATAAACAGATGTTGCAGCATAATATCCAACTCCTGCTGATGAATCTTTGTCTAGCCAAACATATCCATCTGGTATTGTATTAGAAAATGCTGTAAATGCTGCTGCTGTAGGAGCAGTTGTGGTTGCTCTTGAAATATCTCTTGCTGCAACTTCTAATGCAGCCTTTGTGGTAATTTGAGTTTGTAAATTAGTAATGGTGTAAGCAATAGATGGATTTAAAAGATTTGCTGGATCTGTTTCTGCGGTATCAAAATCATAAGATCCATAATGATAGGCCTTTAAGGCATCTTGAATATCAGCATCATCAGTTAATGCTGGAATTTTAGTTGGGACTAAGTTTCCTATATTTTCTACAGCCATGTGGTCACCTCTATAAAGATTATACCATTTTTATATCAAACTATAGATATGAATAGATGTACAGTTTTACTTCCAGTAAGTGCTGACCAACTACCGCCACTATATTGAACTGCGTCAAAATTTATTACTAGATTTGTTCCAGCCCCCGCTAAAGCAGGAATCTCCATAGATGAAGCAATTGGGTTTGATCCTTCAATTTGAAATTGAACATTGAAGTTTGAAGCGGTAAGTGGTGAACCAGTTACGGTTACTATATTTGATATTGGAATAGTTATAGAACCAGCACCAGATGTAAAAGATATTGTTTCTACAGAAGAGTAAATTGCTGGACTTATTTTTAAAACCTGCACCCAAGTATTTCCACCTGCTTGAGATATATATTGATACATATACCCATAATTTTCTCCTGGGGCGGTATTAATATACATATCATTTAAAATTAAGGTATTTCCAAATAGAACACCACTTGCTGTTAGTGCGTTAGGTTCTCCAGAACCAACAATGAATTTACTGCCACGAGTTCCTTGTGGTCCAATGTCAACTAATAAATCAATTGACTCTGGTGGTCCTA